GATGCGGCGGACTTTGTATCGATGCAAGGTGACAATGTGCGGTTCGAGATCAGCGATCAGGCGACGCTGCACATGGAAGACACGTCACCGCTCGATCTCGTGAGCGGTTCGCCGGGTACGGTAGCGTCACCGCAACGGTCGCTGTTCCAGACCGATTCGCTGGCACTGCGGATGGTGTTTCCGGTTAACTGGGCGCTCCGTCGCACTGGTATGGTGGCGTATACCACGGGCGTAAACTGGTAAGTGTTACTGCGCGGGTGTCTCATCCGCGCAGTTTTTCTTCAACTCGGAGATCATGAACATGCCCGAAGCAGAACTCAGTGAATCCGTCAAGGCCGAGCTTGAAGCCGGCAAAGAGGCGAGAGCAAAGATGATGAAGGATTTTGCCGAGCGTACCAAAGGCAAACCAACGCCGACGCAGGCGGAAAACGATGAAGCCGCCCTCGGCAAATATTTTGCCGAGCACGAAGCGGACGGTGCCGATCTTGAGCAGGTGGCGAAGCACATGGAAGCCAAGCCGAGTGGCGGCGGCGGTTATCAAACCCGGCAGGCATCTCCGTCGCATCCGCGAGCGCCGGCCAAATCGTCGGAATAGGCGTTGACCGGTGCGGAAAACTTCGCACCGGTTTCTCTTTTTTACAAGGTTCAGTGTGAATGGCATCGGCGCGGCAATTGCTTGCTCGCGGACTGCGCACGATTGTGCGCGCGGTCGAGGGTGAATATCGTCCCGGTCCCTACAATCTTCCGATCACTGGTGGATGGCTGCCCGATGGCTCGCCTACCAACTGGTGGCAGATGGGCATGGACCCGATTCCGCTTGGGTCGCAATCGGCGATCATTGAAGCCTGCGTGTCGGCCTATTCGCAGACAATGGCAATGTGTCCCGGCGATCACTGGCGCGCGACCAACAAGGGCGGCCGGGAGCGGGTGAAAAATTCGGCGCTGTCGCGCATTCTGCGCACGCCCAACGCCTATCAGACCAGCAGTGATTTCGTATTGAATTCCATCAGGCAATTGTATCTTGACGGCAATGCCTATGCACTGGCGCTGCGCAACGATCGATATGAAGTCAGTGAATTGCATTTGATGGATTCGCGACTGTGCAAGCCAACCGTCAATACGCAGACCGGCGACGTGTTCTATCGGCTGGCCGGCAATATGGTGATTCAAAATCAGATACTTGAAGAATATCCGTTACTGGTGCCGCAGCGGGATGTCCTGCACATTCGCATGCATGCCGATCGGCGTTATCCGTTTCCGTTGTGGGGACAGACGCCGTTGCTGGCAGCCGTCAATGACATGATGCTCACTGATTCTATCGCCAGTCAGCAGATACAGTTTTATCTGAATCAGGCGCGACCGGCGGCAGTGCTATCGACCGATATGGACCTTGACCATGATCAGGTGCAGGCATTGCAGGATCGCTGGGACGAACGATCGAGGGGCATTGCGCAGGGCAAGACGCCGGTTTTGACGCATGGCCTGAAAGTGCAGCCGTGGTCGGTCGGTGGACGCGATGCGCAGCTGGCCGAGCTTTTGAAATTTTCCAAAGAGAATATCGCGCTGGTGTTTCGTGTGCCGCTGGCGGTTCTTGGGCTTGGTGGCGCGACGTTCGGATCGACCGAAGCGTTGATGCAGTTCTGGATATCGACCGGTCTTGGTTTTGCCCTCAATCATTTCGAACAGGCATTTGACCGGTTGTTTCAGTTGAAAGGCCAGCCTGACGAATACACCGAATTGTCGACCGATCCATTGCTGCGATCGGCGACGAAGGATCGTATCGAAGCGTTGAAAGAAGGCGTTATGGGCGGCATCTATTCGCCCAATGAGGCGCGCAATCGCGAAGACCTTGACAGCGTGCCGTTTGGCGATTCGCCGCGTGTGCAGCAGCAGGTGGTGCCGCTGGAAGCGGCGGCAGGGATTGTTGCTCCCGGTGCAGGCGGCGCCACTGGACCGCATCCGCCGCCGGCACCGCCGGCCGCCGGACAACCACCGGCCGCGCCAATTGATTTGAACAAGCCAAAACCGTCACCACCGCAAAAGGTGCACGATGACGATGTTAAGCGAGAGATGCGACGAATCCACGACGCTGCTGCCCGAGCCATCCGACGAATTAGTTGAGGCGTGGCATGAAGTGTTGGGCAGTATGCTGGCACAGGAACGTGCAGCATGGCAGCGCGAACGTGCGTTGATCGAGGCACAGTCGGCGCAGATCATCGCCGAACTTCGGGCACGGATTGCCGAACTTGAACGCAGTCATGAGGGCATGCTGCAGCAGAAATTTTTCGAGTTCGAAGACAAGGTGCTTGAGCGATTATCGAAGCTGCGTGACGGTCGTGACGGCGTGAGTGTGGTCGGGCCGATTGGCGAACGCGGCGAAAAAGGTCTACAAGGTCCACCGGGTCCGCAAGGACTGCAAGGACTGCAAGGACCACAGGGAGAAGTTGGACATGGCGAAGAAGGCAAAGAAGGCAAAGAAGGCCGTCAGGGGCCGAAAGGCGAAAAGGGCGACAGCATCAAAGGCGAGCGCGGTGAAGCGGGCCGGCAGGGGTCGCAAGGGTCGCAAGGCCAAAAGGGCAAAGATGGCAGAGATGGTCTAAGCATCATTGGTCCGGAAGGGCCGCGTGGTGAGCCGGGCGAGCGTGGTGCGCGCGGCGAACGCGGCGAGGCCGGTCATAAGGGCCAGCCCGGCGAGCGCGGTCCAGAGGGCGCCAAAGGCGATATAGGGCAGCCCGGTGAACGCGGTGAGCGCGGCGAATCCGGTCCTAAAGGTGATCCCGGCGAACACGGTCCAGCGGGCGCCAAAGGTGACACGGGGCAGCCCGGTGAGCGTGGCGAGCCCGGTGGCGCCGGTCCCAAGGGTGATCCCGGCGAACGTGGTCCAGAGGGCACCAAAGGCGATGCAGGGCCTGTAGGGCTCAAGGGTGATCCGGGGCCGGCCGGTCCGCGCGGCGAACTTCCCCGAGTCAAGTCGTGGCAGCCTGATACGGTATTTTATGACCGTGACGTGGTTCGCTATGAGCGTGGCACGTATCAGGCGCTGAAAGACACCAGCCAGCGGCCCGGATCAAGCGAAGACTGGATTTGCATTGCGGCCGGGGGGCTTGATGCCCGAACTCCACAAGTTCGTGGCACCTTTGATCCGGAAGCAACTTATCAAGGTCTCGACATCGTCGTTCTCAATGGTGGCAGCTTCATCGCGCGCCATGACAAGCCCGGTTTGTGCCCTAGCGATGGCTGGCAGCTGATCGCGCGCCAAGGTCAGCGTGGTGTTGCCGGCGAGAAAGGCGAGCGCGGCGAGCGCGGTCCGATAGGTGAGCCGGGAAAGACTCTCATACTTAAAGGCTGGACCATTGATCGCGAAAACTTCGTGGCGATTCCATTAATGAGTGATGGATCGCGTGGCCCGGCATTGGAGCTTCGTGGTCTGTTCGAGCAATTCCAGAACGATGTGGGTTAGCGATGGCCGACTACACGATCGACGTTCTCACGCCAGCGACGGAAACCGATCTATTGACATTGGCTGAAGCCAAACTCTGGCTTGGCATTGCGTCGACCGACACGTCGCAGGATGTGCTGGTGCAATCCATGATCACGACGTTCTCGGAAGAGATCGCCGAACGGCTCAATCGTCATCCAACCGTGACGATCGGTCGTGAGGAAGTCAGTGAGACGTGGCGCGAAACCATGAACGGTCGACTGTTTCTGTCGCATTGGCCGGTCAAGGCGGCCGATGTCATCAGCGTGACGATTGGCAATGGCAGTGGCGGCACCGTGCTGACGCCGGATCAATACGAGATCGGACAGGATTCCGGCAAGCTGTCCAATATCAATTTCGGTGATCCGATGTCGTCGGGCTGGAATCATCCGGTCACGGTGCATTACTGGGGCGGCTATAGTTTGCCTGACGCATGTCCACTGCCGTTGAAGCATGCGGTGGTGATGCTGATTCGCGAAGAACGCATCCGGATGACGCAGGCGCAGACGGCGGGCATCCGCGTGATCCGGCACAAGGAAGCGATGGTGTCGTTTTTCGATCCGAATTTATTGCTGCTGCGATCGATCGGGGCGAAGTCGCCGACGCTGCAGGCGATCGAAAGCATCCTGACGCACTACATGAGATTCCAATGCTAGAGATCGAAGTCAAAACCGAAGCGGTGATGGCGCGTTTCGAAACGATGGCCAAGCAGATCGAGACGTTCGGCAAGGAGGATTTGCCACAAGGTTTGACCGATTGGCAGGTTCTCGACATGCATCGGAAATATCCCGAGACCGATGTCGATCTGACTGTTCCGGATCAGGTCAGCGCAACGACGATGATCTATCCGCGTTCGCGTACTTATGAAAAGACCCATCCGCACCGTATGCACGGGGCATCGATACGCAAGCCGGTGCTGTCTTCGATGCCGCGATTGATAACTTCGGTTTTGCGTCATCCGATTCTGCGGCCCGAACTGTTCGACAGGCTGTATTCGCGTTTCGTCGCGATGCTGGATGAGAAAATCAAATGGCGATAGATTTCTCCACGGTGGTTTACCTGCATTGCTTCGACACCTATGCGCGCAGCATTACGGTGACGCCGGTCGCATCGCAGCCGGCCGGGGCGGCCTACGCGGCGCGCGGCATTCTGGACACGCGTGGCACCGCAATTCAGACCGATGCCGGCATGGTGGTGATGTCGGATCAGGAAACGATTTTGGACATTCGCGAGAATGAGTTTGGCATCGTGCCGGTGCAGGGCGATCAGATCGACATTCCGGCCGAAGGCAATATCCCAGCGGCGGGCACTTATGAAGTAACCGATGCGGCGTGGAACGGCGGCGGCGAGATCACGCTGACGATTCGCAAATATGAGCCGCCATCGATTCCCTTTGTTCGCAGGATCAAGTGATGCGACCGCCGCTGGAAGATATCAACACGGGTGATACCGGTACGATTTTCGATACCCAGAGTTACGCATGGGTTTTGATCGACTGGATTTTTACCCAGCTTTCGAACGATCCGTTCTTTGCTAATTTCACGGTCAAGCGAATCTCGTCGGCGTTGCCGGTCGAATTATGGAGTCAGGTGCCGTTTCTCGGCGTGTTCGTTACCGATGAACCGTTGACGCCGGTCGGTGATTTTCCCGAGACCACGATCAGATTTACCCACAACGTGCAGACCGGGTTTCAGATCATTCTGCGCAACAACGACAGTACGCAGCTGATCAAGGATGTCGACAGCGTGTCATGGTACATCATGCGCAAGCTGTTTCGCATGAATGAACTGACCAACGCGTTCGACACCGGTTCAGGCGTAGCGCTCAAGGGCATTCCGCGTGGACGCGTTAGCAAACTGCGCTACGGCATGGCCGGCAGCAAGAACGAAACGCCGATCGCGGAACGCGTGCTCGATCTGACGTTTCAGTTCGAGAGTGAATGGTATCCCTACGGCTTCGATGATCTGCAGCGCATCACGGTGACGACCGCGTTTCCGATCGGTGGCACATCTGCCGAGCAGGCCGCTATTGATCAGGTCAAGATCGTATACGAGTTCAACCCGGATTCGGTGCCAACGCCATTACCGCCCGATCCATAAACAGGAGGTAGACATGGCCAACGAGCAGAAGTCCGAAACGCCTGCAAAGCCCGAACCATCGATTCGCAAGAAGATTCAAATGGCTCGCATGGCGAAGATCAGCAAGGCCAAGAAAAGGCTGCGGGTGAGGGTATCGCCGCGCGACGATGAAGTGCGCGCCAGTCTCAAGCATCCGCGCGCCGGTGCTTTTCGCAGCACCGGAAGCCTTGAATGGCCGGATGACACGTTCACGCGACGACGGATTCGTGACGGCACGGTGAAGCTTGAGCCGTCGCGTGACAATGGTGAGCAGGTATCTGACGAGCAGGTATCTGATGAATCGTCTGCTGCGTGATGGAGAGAAACAATGCCTATCAGTTTTGCCCAAATTCCTAGTAACATTAAGGTGCCACTTTACTGGGTCGAGGTGGACCCGTCGATGGCGGGACTGCCGACGCTCAATCTTCGTGCCTTGATGGTTGGCACGATGAGCAGCGAGGGCACTGCTTTGCCGGACGTTCCGATTGCGATCGGATCGGTGGCACAAGCCCAAGCCCAGTTTGGCATCGGGTCGGAATTGACTCGGATGTTTCAGACTTATTTCAAGAATAACTTCGCCAATGAAGTGTGGGCTGGTCCGGTTGCTGCATCAGCAAATTCAGTGGCGGCGACGGGTACGATTACCGTGGCCACGCCACCGACCGATGCCGGAACGATTCATCTGTACATCGGCGGCATCCATGTGCCGGTCAATGTCGGTGGCACCGATACCGCAGCGGAAGTCGCGCAGGCCATTGTCGATGCGTGTACGGCGGACCTTGATCTGGCGGTCGAGGCGGCCATCGTTGCCATGAAGGTCAGTGCGGCGGCGGTTGCGGTCGGTGGTACTGGTTACGTCGTCAACGATACGATCAATCTGGCCAATGGAGTCGTGCTCAAGGTTGCAACCGTGACCAGCGGTGCGGTTGCCACGGTGACGATCGTGTCGCCGGGCGGCATTCCGACATCGACGCCGCCGACAGGACCGCAGCCGCAGCTTTCGACTAGCGGTGTCGGCACGGGGGCGACGTTTACGCTGACTTGGACGGCCGGCAGCACGTCTGCTGTCGTTCTGACGGCAGCATTCAATGGTGTCAATGGTAACGATATCTATGTGATGACGGATTATTATGGCCAGATCGGCGGCGAGACGTTGCCGAATGGTCTGACATTGACGTTGCCGGCGACGGGTTTTCTGACCGGTGGCGTTGGCGTG